CACTTCATCTGCCGACCACTGTTGCTCAACGCCATCTCGCTTTACATTTGGATTGCCGAGGTATCCGAGCTCGTTATTCTTGATCTTGTGCATCTTGCTCGATCACTACCCGTTCTTTCTTAGCGTGCAACATCTTTTGTAAATCAGTTGCCGATCCGACGAACACGTTATTTTGAGTTAACTGAGGCTGGTCGGCTTTTTCTGGAACAGAAAGAACGTCTTTCTTCTTTTTCTGTAAGTCCATCAACCTATCTGTTATCTCAGCATTCTGTTTCATCATATTAGACAGAACTTCAAAGGCACGTGGGTGTTCCGACTCACGTGCCAAGTCCATCATTAATTCTATCGCCTCTTGACCTTCTTCCGCCAGTTTATAGTACTGGGCTCTAGCATAGTCAAAGTCGTCGTCAATAAGGTCTTTATCGCTCATATCAATTCACCGTGAAAGATTCTACCGTCACCTGATCAAGGGAGACAAGTCCAGTAATCGTTTCTCCAATTTGATAGTAACCATCAAGGTTGTCTATCTCTAATACGGTCTTACCGCCTTCATATTTAGCTGACACGATTGTACCGCCGACGCCAGTAGTATCTCCAACCAAGAACTCGCCGACCTTAAACTTCAAGTCTGAAGTGACTGCCGATAGGGTTATGGTGTTAGAAGGCGGAATGTAATTAAACTCTGTAACGATCGTGTGCGCCTCGCTCTCTCTAGCTTCAAACGGCACAACTGAAGACGTAATGTTTTCGATAGACTTACCGAACTCTTCGGCAATCCGCATCTGACTAATCTTAATAACAGAAGTGCGACCAATCTTACCAAAGAAGCGTGTCTTCATAATGAAGTCTAGAGTATAAACTAGGACACGCCTACTTTCAAAGTCGCCTTCAAAGTCGTCTTGAATAGATACCGAGTTTAGTGTAATTGGGATATCTACCTTATGATCGAGGTTGTCGAGCATATTAGCAGTTACGTTATACGTTGGCGCGAACGTAGGTAGGATCTGTTCCAAAATCTGGAGACCCTCGTCTTGGTTCTTAACCATAACGTTAAGTTGCATCCCTATATTGTACGGGACGTAGTTTACAGAATCTTTCGTATCTTCGCCGACCTGTACTGTTATTTTGTTAAACTTATTACCAACTGTTTCCGTATCGTAATCAATTGAAGTGATCTCAAACGACATACGTGGTAATTTGATAGCCAGCTTATTGTCGTTTAGATTTGGCTGTTCGTCGATTCGAGATAGAAACTTTTGTTTCGGACCGTATGCGAGAGGGACTTTGGTAATAGTACCTTCCCCACCAGAAGTCTTTCGTACAATGTTAATGTCGTTAAAAAGCGTACCAAAAACTGCTACGGATTTTCTAAGTATTGCGTGATAGAAATGACCACCGAACATCATTATCCTCCGTTTGGTTCGCCGAATGGATTGCTCTCACTAAAGTCTAGTATAGTAAGGGCAGTCTTTTCGATATTTGTATTCTGGGCGAACCCATCGTATAGTTCTTCGCCGTCGTTACCTTCGTCAACCCTCACAATAGAAAGGGTTCCAGTAATACCAGAGGTGAACGTAACATCTTGGTCTACGATAAACTCAGCATAAGTACCGTCCGAAGTTGTTATGTTAATAACTCCAACTTCCGCAGAGGTTGAAGAAACTTTGTTTACCGAGAAAACTTCGCCTCGTATACTACCGCCAGCGGAAATTGGCTGCTCCATACTCTCGCCAACCTTAATGTCGACCGAACTGAGATGGTTGATCAAGAATGTATTATGATACTTAGCGACTTCCACGGAATCAACTTCAGCGATTCCTGTATCAAAGGTTTCTTCGCTAATCTCAAACAGAGAACATTGAAGTTTATAGGTTGGGAGATTATTTAATTGATAGAAGGGCTGTTCGTGCTCAACTTTATCAATCTGGAAGAACGACTTAGATAACGGCAGGTAGATTACATCACCCTCTAGAGGTCTCATTGGGGTTTCTGGACCGTTCCAAAAACCAACTGTCTTTTCCCACCTACGCTTAGATACGATAAATGTAGCGGTATCTCGAATCTCTAGTCCAAACTTTGACATTAGATCGCCATCTCCACCGAACCCTTCGGTGTTCTCGATATACATCTCTACCGTATAGGCGTCGTCGAACTGAGACTCAACTTCTTCGTTGAGAATATAATCTCTTTCTAGAATTGTACGAGGCAAGTAATAGGTATCTTGCCCATACATCTTTAAAGCCTCGATTACTAAGTCTTCATACAGCTCTTGCTCTGTTCTGACTTTGGGTGAGAAGTATACGTTGGTCGCCATGATTTACCCCACGAAGAAATCTACTGGAAGTTCGTGTGATAAACGCATCTCTTCTTCGATACGTTGTATCTCCTCGTTAGCTTCGTCAAAGGTTTGTTGTCCGTTAATAGAAACGCCACCTGGAAGCTGCATACCGTCAAACTTCTTAATGTTAATGCCCCATTGCTTCTTAATAAGCGCAGTGGCGTATTTCTTAAGATACATATCGTTGTAGACTCTACCGAATGTTTCGGGGTCTATAATTGAAGTGGCGACTACGATGATTTTCTTACCGATCGCCATATCTTCTTTATCTACTTGGAAGTATAACCTATTCTCATGGCGCTCGTATTGAACAGATTCGGAAAGACCCGATCCGAGCTTCATGTCATACATTGCTAGGTTTTGCTGTACCTGTTCGTAGTAAGCGAGGTTTCCAAGGTTTCCAAGATGATAAACGTCGTTTAGGTGAAGTTGATAATTAACATCAAACATATTCACCGAATCGTTATCCGACACGAGAGGGAGGATCCTTTCGACGTAGATTATCTGATCTGTCAGCTCAAGATACTTATTATCAATATCGTCTTGCGTGATTTCGTGGACGTAGAAAACCTTCTTGGTTGCTTCGTAATTGTATTCTTGATAAAACTGAAGAGCTTCGTCGACACGGTCGTTTATTTGATCCGGATCGACATTGACCTCGATAACTGGCTCGCCAAGGGAGCGTAGGCAGTAGTCAATCAGTCCTTGTCGTGTAGATGGAATAGCCATAAAAATAGTCCTACAGATTAGTTTCTATAGGACTATTTATACCATTTAATTATTCGGATTCTACTGGTTTGGGATACTTGCCTTTGATAGCATCAATCGTATCTTTCCAAACCGTAGTTCCATTCACCTGATCCCAGTACATCATATCTAACTGTTCAGAAAGTTCTGGATATTCTGCTCTACGAGCATAGTCCCATTTAAGGGGAGCTGGTTCCGTTACTGCTGCCAACTGCTCATCGGTCGGGCGTTCGTAATGTTCCCATTTGCTGTCCACGGGCATTTCCCAGTGATCAAGGTATTCCTCTTGATCTTCAGTCCAGCCAGCCATAATGCAAAACCAACTGAATAAGGTTTCAAGGTCTCCGGACTCATGTAGTTCTGGATAAACCCCAGCGATTCTATCGTAGATTGTAAGTGACATTTTATACTCCCTTTAAGAGATATGCAAGAAAATAAGTTTGGTGACTAGAGCCTACTAGGTCTATGTTTGGAGACCCTGCGTTATTATAACTATAGACCCAAGTCGTTACATAATCATCATTCCCGTCCAAGTATACTATACCAGAACAATGAACGATTGCATGATAACCTGAAGTTCCGTTAGAATCTGGACCGAGAGGTAACTGGTAAACGTTTCCGTACGACATTGAAATAGGAACACCTACTGATCCAGATAATCGTTCTTGCCCTGAATTAAAAAGGCTAAACCCCCAATCACTATACTCGAGTGCTGCTGCAGCGTTCGCTGGAGTATCACAGTTCTTAATAATTGCGCCCATAGCGGATTGGGTTGAACTTGAACCACGCCCAGCGTTACCAACTTGAATAGAACTCTCAACGTAATAATACCCAGGAACTGAAGGTTTGTACTGCCCAGTTCCCCAGTTAAACGGATCGGAAGCAGCCGCAGTTACTACAGAAGGATTCTGAAATTCAGGGTCGTATGTTACCTTATTCCAACCAACATTTTCCGAAGGAGAAAACTCAACATTGTTATCCCTCGACGCCAATGGGATTTGTTGTCGGGCGATAGGGTTAAACGGGTGTCTCTGAATGAATATCTGCTCTAACAGAGAAGTTCCAGCTTGGGTGTCACCATTGGCGTCAACCTGCCTGACTGTAATTCGAGTAAGGCGAATCCACCAATCACCGTTAGCTAAAACTTCAATTTTAGTAATTCCAGAACCCACGAGCGAAGAAGGTATGTAAAAGTTAGACCTATTAGCTCTTGGGATTTCTTTCTGAAGTATTACAGTGCTACCTCGATACACTTTTACTCGAACGGCTGTTGTTGCTGAGGCGAGAGGGGCGTCAGAATATTCAGTGACGAATTGAACTAAAACGTCCTTGTTTGCTGTCTTAGATACCGATGAAGGAATAGCAGTTATCTTTCCGTAAAAAACAGCATGATAGTAAGTTTCCGAAAAACTAGGAGGAATATCACTAGTCTCGAAAATAAGGTTCCCAGAAATAAGAGGAACAGTTCCTGTGACATCCCAGTTATTATTAGGGTCATCGTTTAAAGTGGAGTTGTCAAGCTTGTGAGTTTCCGTAAAATGAAAATCCAAAAGAGGATCCCGTACAACAACAGAACCAGAAGGAATGTCGTTTACAGAAGCAATCTGAAGTCCACCGATCGTAGAATTTGCTTTAATCTCTGCCATATTAGTATAAACCCTCTTTAATCGGACCGACGTAATATATAGAAACCGTAGAAAACCTGACAGGAGTCGGACCTCCGATTCCAGTGGTAACGCTTGTGGACCCGTTCAACCCATAGTATCCAGGCTGCGGCGTTATTACAAACTGTACCCGATCATAAAGGTCTTCAGACTGATTCGGCAAGAATTTGAATTGAAAATCTATTTTATTAGGAGCCCATCCGCGAATCTCGGTATCGGTGACGATCTGCCCATTAATAGCAATGTTACTATATTTGTGGTTATTTGGATGAGGATTGTGCTGATTGTTAAGATCTACAAATCTAACTCCGAGTTGGAATCTCGTATTATCTCTAAGGTTGTAGGTGTTTATATTCGCCATTATCCTATAGATTCCAGGTTTAGGAATGCGATAACAATTCATTACAGGATCCCAACCTTCGTTACTATCCAGAATAGGGTTAATCGCTAAGTCTCTTTCGCTACGGTCATACATCCACCAAATAGTATTATCTGCTATTTTCCCATGAAAGGCTGGACGGTCGAATCCAACAACGGCATCTCCGGCTGCGTTCTGCATATCCTGTACAGTTGCTATTTGCTTTCCGCCCACCTTAGAATCGGATTTTAATTGTGCCATTATCCAGCCCCCACAAATGTTGCGTGAAATGAAGTTGCGTTAACATCTACATAAAGACCAATATTTGCTCGACTAGCAAAATTATTCCAATCCGAAAATACGCCGAACAATTCAACGTAATCGTCGTGCCCGTCAAGGTATACTAGAGTAGAAATATACTGGTTCATGGTAGTTCTTTGAGAACAAGAGTGAACAGTTTCACCGTTCTTCTTAATTTTGAGACCAAGTAAGTTGCTAGTATGACTTCCATACCAAGAACTGCCAGCAACCTTGTAACCAATTAAGTTTCTATTGATATCAACGGAAGAAGAGAAAGTCATAACGTGACCAGTTAGATGATACCAGCCTCTTACGTCTGGTTTAAACGCAACAGCCCTATCAAAACCTTCATAAAGAGAGGTCGAATGTACTGGGGCTAACCAATCGCCGACTTCTGTTATCCCCGAGTAGTTTTCGTAAAAAATCGTAGGGGAAAGGACGCTCGGAAAGCCGAGTTTTGCCTCGAGGGGGGTGTAGTAATTCACATAAGGTCCAACCACAGAAACATCTGGGGATTGTGCGCCCTTTCCTAGAGAAGCCTGAACCACCCCTGCGTGATAGTATTCCATAGTTCCTTCTGCACGTGCGTACCAAACCAAGTCGGGTTCGGACACAACTCCGCTGTAGCTCGACGAAGAAGGAACATCATCTATGGATGCGATGGTAACACCGCCGATAGTAGAACCAGCTATTAAATTAGCCATTTATTCTCCCATTGATTGTTTAATGACCTCGGAGGGATTCCATGGGTCTTATACTGCTATTTATACTAATTGAGAAATCTCTTTTAGATGAAAATCTAAATTTTTCGTAACAGGATAGTAATGGTCTTTCCTGATTGGAGAGAAGGTAGTCTTACAGATATTCGTCCGCCCGAAGTAGTCGTTAAAGAAATACAAATTGTCGTCATTAACGTAAATGTAAATCGAGTCGACTAGTCCGTATCGATAACCAGCGTTCATAACATCGTAAGTCATCTTCACGTCTTCTGGGCAACTACCTTCAGTTGGACCTTTATAATACCCATAACGATTATCCCAACGCATTTCTTCAAACACTTCTTTTCTAAAGATAACGCACAAGCTGATCATATACTCGTACTTGTCATGTTTGAGTAACTCTGCCGTGGCAAACCCTCTCTTTGCGATTATCTTAACATTAAACGCATCTAAAGGGTTATCGCCCTCGACATATTCTTTAAGGTTTTGTCGAAAGCTCGGAGGTATAATAACGTCATCGTCGATAAAGATAACATACGAGTTCTTATTACAAGCTTCGTAACCGTAGTTCCTGACAAAAGAAGTATCTCCGCCAAGAGCTCTATCCCCACACTCGGCAAACTTAACCTTATCTTGTGGGGTAAGGTTTTTGGTATTACCAGTGATAACGAAGTCGTCGTCGCCTTCTAATGCGTTAACAACAGAAGCAATAGAGGGATTAATGAGATCACCACCCCTATGATCGGTGATCATAACATAAGAAACCGAGAAAGACATTTACACCTCGACTACTTTAAGATCTTCTAGATTATACTCATTCCGGACATAGTCAACATCATAAACCTTAATCAATGTATCTCGCCAGTTTAGGTTGGAGATCTTTTCGATCAGAGCTTCTTTAAACGAGAACATTTGTTCCTTTCCCATTTCACTTGCGAATATATTAACCCATTCATCGTTCGTCATGTCTTCAGAGTATTGTATACTATGACCTTCTTTGACATTAACCTCTCCCGAAACCTTACAAGCGTTTTTGGTCTCAGTGTCTTTAGCTAGAAACTCATAACCAAAGGTCTTAATGTTGTTCTCTTGATCGGTGTAAACCAACGTCACGTTAAACTCAAAATTAATCATAAAAATCCTCTATTAATGCTTTACTTTTCAGTAAAAATATAGTATAATCAAGAAGTCGCCGCAGGAGTGGGGGATATACCCTTTACCTAAACTTTGGACCCTGCATCCAAGCCACTAATGAATATCGCTTACCCTTACTTATAGGCGTGACTCGATGCCTTACAAACGAAGGGAATACTACGATAGAACCCCTAGTCCTAAGCGTTTCTGGGTCTGGGGATTCGTATTCTGGGGGAGCTAACTCTAGATCGCAACCTTCGTAATCGGTCGGATCTGAGAGTTGTATGACCATGGAGAGTTTCCTATGGTAGCAATCCGTATTCGCCCACTGTATATCTTCATGCCAATCGTACTTACCTTCATCGCCAGCGTCGTATTCGGTAAATTGCATATAAGGAATATAAGTTAGGTCGAAACCAAACGCTGTAGAGTTCGCCGAGTTGAAATATGATTCAACAACATGGAAAACATCAGCCCATTCTAAATTGGTACGATCTATCCAGCGGAGCTTCGACCTTCTGTACTCCGTGTCCGTTCTATTCGTTTCATCAAAGCCAATAGTGGCTTCAGTCGGCTCAATCTTTAGAGCCTTTTCTACAACGTAATCACAGAAGTCTTTCTGTAGGTGGTTTGCCCACAGCTGCCAATAACCTATCATCAACTCACCTTTCAATAATCAATATATTATCTATACGTTAATAAAACGGATGGAACTTCCCTGGATACGAAACCAACCCCATAAGGTCTGGACGGTAATCAGGTGGCCAAGCTAAGTCGCATTTCAAAGAGTTATCTTCTTGCGTCTGGTGGTCGTAAACTTTTTCTTCAAACCACTCTTCGTCTACCTCTGATTTAACACGAACTGTGTACATAGGTATTTCTTCTTCGGACATAATACCTTCAGCTTCATACCGATCATATTCTTCTGTAAGTTGTAGTAGCCAGAGGAACCATCCCCAATCAATACCGCCAACGTCTTTTTGTTCAGCAACTACCCCACCAACTCTCTGATCGTAGATATATGTTGGGTATCGATCTAAGTAGTGCCGCATCTGAATATTACCTTCAATGTGCGCACGCTTTAAGTCGAGGTACATAAGGGTATCTTCACCGACAGTAAAGTCTAGGTTAAACCTGAACCCCTGACTTACAAGGTTCTTAGAAAAGAATATCAACCTAAGATGAGTCTCTTTTTTGTCAATATACTTGTAACAATGTTGCGTCCATTTTTGGTGTACCTCTGCTAAGTTAACAGAGTGGTCGTTCCCTTCGTACATTGGAATGTATTTTCCGCGAAGGGCAATATCCCAATATTCAGGTGGTTGCCAAAACGCCCTAGCCACAACACCGTGAGTTTTCGAAGGGTCTAGCCTAGAATCTGATCTGGTTCCGATAGACGGGTTGATCAAGTTAGTATCATCTAGTCCGCCTACATCGACAGAGTATCCCCACTCGGCTCTGATTGTCCATTGATACTGTAGAGCGATAGTGTCCGGAACGAAGGATTGTTTAGCGATTTCCTTATAAGTCCAGACCCCGTGCGGAGTTAAAAAGTCATCTCCGTCGACTAGTACCATGTATTCGTTATCAGAGGCTTCGAAGATATCGAACACCGAGTTCTTACCCATAGAAGGTCCACCGTTAGATTCGGTGACATAGTGTTCGATACCTTGCTCCTGACAATACGCAGTCGCTTCTTCTCTGAAGGTATCGTCTAATGTATTAATTACGATTACGAGGTCTTCAATAGGAATAGTCTTTTGATGCCGTTTAAGGGCATACATATTCCTACAGCAAAGTGCGTAAAATTTCAACATATTACTGATCCGCTGGCTTTATTGGCCACTCGATATCATACGGAAAGGTAGCCTGTTCGGTGATATCTCGTAAAGCCTGTCTATACGCAATGATTTCCGGAGAAGGGTTCCTATCAGAAAGAGCTTCTGTGTCGGTGACATTTAATAGACTATCACGTTTAGAACGAATTAGAGTAATAATTTCTTCTTCGGTCAGGTCTCGGACTCGGTAAGTTCTTCTAAACGTATCTTCTTCTTCAACCATCTCTTCAATAATAACCTGTACGCCGTCGTCGTATTCTGGGGGGTCTTCGAATACAGTTGGCTTTGCGTCTCCGAAATTATTTTCAAATTCAAAAACAGAAGTTTCGGCTCGATTCACGTTCGCCCAGTATTCTACAGCCAACCTTCCGCCTTCTCGGGCTATATCGTGACAATCAGCTTCGGTGAACGAATTAGGCAAAGAGAAGCTAGTATAAAAGTCAGTCTCATTTTGCACTGTGTAATCCACTTCTTCTTCAGATTCTACAGGTTTAATATAACGAACCTGCATCATATTGTTTAAGTGATTTACAATTGTGATTTCATATTTAATCATGTTATGTTCCTATCTTAATCGAACCAAATTTCCCAAGTGGCGCCAGTGGCACGGGCTGTATCAGCGTTGATCTCCATTGAATCGTATATAGTTGAAGATAATACCCATGAATAGCAGTAAGGGGTGCGGTATGTACCATAAGTTATTGCATGCGGACGATTATAAGAGCTAAAACTCCTATCCGAAAAGTTAAATTGATATGTAGTGCTGTTAATCCTAACGTAACATCTAGTAAAACTCATATTGTTATTAAGGGCGCTTACCATGTTTGCGTCCGTCATCCAACTTTCTGAGCTGGCACTTGGACTAAAGAAAAGTACAAAGAAAAGTTTAGGGGCTTGTGGGTAACTTGAAATACCACTCCGCATATATTGGAGCTGAACACCAGTCAATTTTATATTGTACTGCCCAGTACTGAAGAACGAAGTATAGGATATGGAACCTAGTGCGCTGCCTCGACCCGAATCGTTGTTTTCTGGGGTAACCCAATTATTGCCAAATTGTACGCCATATGAGTTGCTTGTCAATCCTTGACCGTACCCATGCACCTTTGCTCGAAGATAAGAGTTATCCACGTGTTCACGGTATCCACCAGTAACCCTAGCTCCTGGCTTGGCTCCATAGAAATTACTAAGTGAGATCGCTCCGCCCGTAGGGGTGTTTCCAGTCTGACTGTTGGTGACGCCATAGAAGCTCCCCATTGCAAGGGGAACTGTAGCCGGAACATATCTATTAAAATGCTCCGAACCTGGTACACCAAATACCAGCCTCAAATCACTGATAGATATTGCACCAGATGACTGCATCGTTTGATGTAATGCCATACCTTACCTTTTTATTAATCCGCTAATACTACTATTTATATCAGTTCGATTCAAAGTATTCGCCTTCTTCATCCCATCGTTGAGTCCAGCATACGAGCGAATATTTAGTACCGCTCTTCAAAGCAAGACTTTCATGCGGATGAGTAACCGAAGCTTCCCAGCATAAGCAATCGCCCACCTTCGAGTTAGCATTAGAAACACCCTGTCTTGGGAAGTTTAGTTCTCCGCCAGTATAACCGTCGTTTAGTTTAACAGTACAGGTAACCTTAGACATATCGTGATGTAAAGGTAAATGTGTCTGTTGAGCTTCGTCGTACTTAATAACAAACAGGTCTCTTATCGGGTTTAGGTTTAACTTAACCCAATACTTCTCTAACGAAGGTTTAATCGTCTGCTCGTATACTTGCTTAAACTCATTATAATACTTATCGTTCTTCATTGAGTTTAGGCGAATCTCGTATCCTGGATAGTTATCGTTAGGTAACTTATGCCAGTTGTTTTCGGCTTCGCATGCATCAATCAAACCCTGACACCAATCTTCGGTAAACAGCCCTTCTAGAACTGGTATATCGAACGACACAGGGTTGACGGGATAGCCAGTATGCGTATTGTACAATCGTTCGAACGCTTCCTTAGTAGCACCACCGCCGTTACCGTGTACGACGCAGGTGTAGCAATTGGTCTCTAGGTTGAGAACTCCGTTTTCTTTATCGTACTGCCAACTGTTTTCAGCCGAGGACATATTAAAGAAGAGGTAACTCTCAACATCAAGGGAAACGTCATACGCCTCAGTAAGATAACGCTTTTGAACGTATAGTTGATCATCTTCCGAGTTTTGAACGGGCTCTTTAAAGAACTTCCGTAACTCTGAAACTTGACCGATGAAACATCCAGAGTTTAGGTATTTAAACGAAGTTGTCTGATCAGGGAACTGTAGCGATTGATCTGGCCACAGGTCTTTCTCTGCCCCAAATACTATCTTCGAACCCATATCATTATAGCGTTTAACTATCTCTTCATGACTTCTTACAAAGAAGGTATCGTACCCATCAACGAATAGAACAAGGTCGTCTTTTGGTAACACTGAGATAAAGTCTTTGATGAGATTAATCTTTTGACCACCACCTGGACCTTCAGCCATATTACCACCCTGCCAAACAACCCCTTTACCAAGGTTGTGATCGACATCGGGTAGTACCCTAAACCCTTTCTCCTCGTCGGTTGCGCAAGTCAGTACGTGAAGAGTCGGGACGTGCCAATAATCATCAGTCTCGGTTGAGCTGTTGTCCCAAGCGCCTTCCCTCGGTTCGAATAGTAAGTTCGTTGCTGAAGCAACCTTAAAATCGGCTCTTTGATTAAGGCTATCCCAATGATTTAAGTTCTCCCAGCGGTGTACGCCAAGAACGGCAGGGACAATCTCGTCGGCTGGGATAATTGGGTTAGACTCTGTGTAATTGATAAGAGCCTTAGCAACCTTCGGAGTGACGTAATACGCATTACACCAATAACTAAAGACCGTTTCTTTCAGGTCTTCATTAATCGGCTCGCCAGTTGGTTCGACCATCTCTTTATACGATAAGTACAAAAAGTCGTAGTCGGAATATTTCTGAACGAACGCTTCATAGTCCCCGAGAAGTTTGACGTCATCCTCGAGTATAACAACTGGTTGATCTAACTCAACGCAGAGCTTCCAACATTTTAAATGACTCAATGTACAACCAACCTCGCCTTTAGTTATGGGGCGATTATGGTATGGGTCTTTCCATTGTAAGTCAACGTTGTAATCTAGTTTGTTAATCAACCTACCGTCGATAGCAGGAACTCGGACTGAAGAAGCTACATGTCCTTCCATGTAGCTCCTTTTATCCGTGGCTGAATCCAAATTGATATAGAATGTAATCATAATGTACTCTCATATTAAAGGTTATTTTATCAAAGATTTCAGTTCGTCAATCTGCTCTTGTTGTTCCTTGATAGCTTGGATAAGCAACGGCACGATACGCTCGTATCGAACGGTTAAGTAGTTTTTACCAGACTTAGATATATAGTCTTCTTCATCCGGATCCCAAACCCAGTCAAACGGTGCGGGAGCAACTGCTTGCGGTAGAACCTTTTCGATCTCCTGAGCAAGTACACCAGCGTCGTTGTATTTTTGATCTGGCTCGAAACCAGCAAGTTCCGATTCATCGTTCCAGTCGAAGGTATATCCTCCGATCGACATAACCTTATCTAAGGCATTATCGATTACGTTGACATTTTCTTTAAGGCGAGAATCCGAAGAGTATGCCGTAATGTTACCAACTGCTGATACGTTTCTACCGAAAGATGCATCGTTGTTGGTACAGTTAACGATAAATGGCCAATAACCGTTTGTAGTTCCCCATGACGTCGAATCGGTAGAACCACGTAGAATGTAGAACAAATTGCTGTTCTGGTGGATCATCGAAACGTTGTGGTCAGTGTCTCTCAGGTAGATCGTTGGGGAAGAATTACGAATGTACAACTGAGAACTGTTAGTCGAAGAAGCGAAGTTCGTTCCTGGACCTGTTGGACCTGTTGGACCTGTTGGACCAGTAGCACCAGTCTGTCCTTTCTGACCCTTAGCACCTGTTCCACCAGTAGCACCAGTGTTACCTTTAGCACCTGTTGGACCAGTTGGACCAGTTGGACCAGTTGCGCCTGTTCCACCAGTGCTACCTTTAGCACCAGTTGCCCCAGTTGGACCT